AAGCGCAATATCCTCACACAGCGAGTATCACAGTTTGCTGCAGAGGCATACCAGCACTCATTAAACAAGACTACTTGTGAGTCACTCAATGATGAAGAAGGTGTAGCAAATGCTGATAAAGCACTTGTTGTTCTTGAGGCTGCTATTGCAACTCATCAAGCAGAACTAGCAGGACTACCTGCTGAACCTTCTGCTGAATAATAAATACTTAGTAGTACCACCTGACCAAGTGGATAAACTGGTCATTTATTATTTTCTAACTAAGGAGTAATGGTGGCTGGTAGAGATATTACCGAAGGTCGTGCCGAACGGGCTATTGCCGTAGATGTGGGTGTAGTTGCATCAACATCCATTTGGCAGAATACAGATATAGCCTATGACATTGCTATTGGTGGTATGCCATTTATTCTTGCTACAAACAATGACCGCCCATACACACGCAGAACTGCACCATTTAAGAAAGACCAGTTTGATAATACTAACGAACCAGGAGAACAGTCATTGACTGGTTGGTGGATTCGTTCACAAATGTCTTTTCACGGTGGTTCAGGTATTAACTTTTTTGACCCTGCAACTAATGACGAAAAAGGACACTATCGTTTTGCAGATAGTAAAGGATTAGATGTCTGGACTAAAGGTGAAGTTACGCTTCTAAACAACTGCACTCAAGGGCATAACACTACTGGTGCTATTCGTTCTACTGGTAGACCATTTCAAACTATGCGCTCTATTAAATGGAACAATACTGCTGGTGTATTAGTACATGATGAGTATGATGTAGACAAGATTGACGTAAATAACCCTGCAACTCCAATACATTTTATTGATTATAACTCTGGTACTGACTCTCCTGTTTTTGCTATCTGTGATGATGGTACTACTGCATACTGGATTACAAATACTGCTACAAAGAAAACTGTATACAAGAAAGCCTTAACTGGTACATCTGCAACAGCCAATACTTTTATGTTTGATGAAATTGGTACTATTTCTAATGCAACTATGGAGTACATTAAAGACCGTATTGTTATGTGTGCAGACAATAAAGTGTATGAGTTTGCCGCATCAGCAGTAGCAATGCCATCAGTTTTGTATACACACCCAGTAACTAGCCATACATACAGCAGTATTACAGCATCAGGTCCAGCGATTTACATCGCTGGCTATAACGGCATTCAGTCTACTATTCAGAAGTTTACTCTTAGCACAGCAGGTGTAATGCCAACACTTACATCTGCAGTAGTAGCAGCAGAACTGCCAGTTGGTGAAGTAGTGCATAAGATTTACTATTACTTAGGTTATATGATGATTGGCACAGACAAGGGTATTCGAGTTGCTGTAGTAAACGACCAAGATGGTTCTATTAATTATGGGCCTTTGATTGTTGAGACTGACCAGCCTTGCTATGACTTTGCTGCCCGTGACCACTATGTGTGGTGCGCTACATCTGTTAATGGTGAGCCTGGAGTTATCCGCGTTGACTTATCAACAGAAATAGAAAGCCTGCGCTTTGCATGGGCAAATGATATTAACTATGATGGAGTGACTGGTCATCATACAACTGCTTGTGCTTTTGCCAATGGTACTGACCGCCTTGCTTTTTGTACTGCTTATGCGGATGGTGATGGCTATCTTTATGTAGAAGATGATACAACTCTTCGCACAACTGGTTATTTAACTACAGGTAATATTCGATACGGAACTCTTGAACCTAAAAACTTTAAGCGTTTATTAGCCCGTGGTGACTATCAATTTGGTTCTATGACATTAGAAACTGTTGACTCAGATGGTAATGAGTATGACCATATTTCATACGATTCAGCCGTAGCACCAGTAGAGGTGACAACCTCTAACCCAGCAACGGCTCAAGAATATGTAGCCTATAAGTTTATTATGTACCGCGATGGTACTGATAATACTAAAGGTCCAGTATTTAAGGGTTATCAGGCAAAGGCAACAATTGCTACACCTAGACAACGACTTATTAGTCATTATGTTTATTGCTTTGATGAAGAAACAGATAAGAATAATTCTCGTACTGGTTATTCAGGACGGGCGTATGACCGCATTGTTGCTCTTGAAAGGGTTGAAGAAAGCGGAGACATAGTTACATGGCAAGACCTGAATACTGGCGATAGCCGTCAAGTTCAGATTGAAGGAATCAACTTAGTAAATACTACCCCACCAGATAAAAACTCTACAGGGTTTGGTGGCATATTGGAGATTGTGGTGAGGACAGTATAATGAGTGCAGCAAACTGGGCTGGCTTAATCGTATCTGTAATTGCAATTGTTTCAGCGTTTGCTGGTTCAGTGCGTTGGTTGGTTAAGCATTACCTTTATGAACTTAAGCCAAACTCTGGTTCAAGTCTAAAGGATTCTGTTACTAGACTAGAAGAAAAAGTAGAAATCCTGTATCAAATGATGCTACACAAGGGGAGAGAATGACCGATGAAACTTGTCAAGAAAGCCACACCTGCCGCTATTGCTGTCCTACGCCAGGCCACAGCGATAGCACCATTGCGTATGAAAGTCTCCGATGGACTTCTGCCGTCGAAAGCACATCTAGCACAGAATCCAACCAGCGACCATAATACTGGACTTGCTGTTGACTTAACCCACGATAAGTTGGGTGGCATTGATTGTGCTGATTTATTTGAAAGACTTAAGAAAGATAATCGAGTTAAGTATCTAATCTTCAAGGGCAGAATCTGGTCACAGGAAAAAGGCGAACGCCCTTATACTGGCAGTAATCCACACAATAAACACCTACATATTTCTATCAAAGATAACTGTGGTAATGACGATAGCCATTGGTTTCCATGGCTTATAGTTAAGAAGAGTCCTGTCTTTAAGACAGCAGATGCAGCACGTAACTTTGCTATGAAGTTAAAGCCACTACCTAAAAAGAAGGAAAACAAATGAAAGCACTAGTTGATAAGTTCCTTGGACCTAAAGAAGTAAAGGCAATCAAAGACTACGCTCTAGCAGTTATTGCTGCAGCGGTGACTATGGGTATTGCCTTGGCAACTGACTTGGCTCCACAGTATGCCGTAGTTATCGGCGCATTGGCTGCGCCAGCGGCTAAATGGGCTAACAAGAACTCAAAGGACTATGGCCCAGGCTCAGAATAATCCCTATTTAAGGGGCCTAGCAGCCCCATAGAGACAAGAAACCCCCAGAACTGGTAGTTATACCAGCGCTGGGGGTCTTTTGTCATTTACGCATGTAGTTGATTATGTCTTCAACCTTAATAAGGTATCCCTTACTAGGGTTCGGAGGTATGTTGCAGGTAATGGCTCTTCCCCTAGCCGTTACTACCTGCTTCAGTACCTCCGTTGGTACCAACAGGGTTGCCCCCTCCAGAACGAAAGCCCAATAACTTGCCTTCGTGCTGGACAATCCTGATAGATACCAATTCTCGTTGTTGTGTGACCAGCAAACTGTCTCGATATATAAGTTGCCAGTTTCTTTCCATTTCAAATCTGTCTTGACTTCTACTGTAGCACCACCAGTTAGCAGTTGTTCCACTAAGGCTTCGCCTTGATGACCTACTGCTAGGTCTAAATCAAAGTCAGATAACTTTGCTGTACTCATGTATCTCCCATGCTAGACCGACTGGTGTAGGAATTATATTTAGTTTTTTTCTTAACTGACTTCTATGTCTAGGTGTAGTTCCTGCCCAATAACCTTGCACTGAATGGTGCAATGCGTACTCTAAGCACTGTTGTTTTACTGGGCATCCTGCGCAGATTCTTTTGAGTAGGTTTGCTTCTCTGTATCCTGGCTCATTATCTTCGCAGAACCACATCTCTGTGTTAGTACCAGCGCAGGCTGGTGTCTCTGTCCATTGTGGGTAACTCATTAGTACTCAAATGCCACGTACCAGAATCCAAGGTCAATGCTTAAGAAGTGGTTACTAATATTAAAGCCAATGCCAAATCCCATATTACGACCATAGGTAATCCAGTTATTCTTTCCTAGTTTCTTTGCTGCCATCTTATCCTCCTGTTGAGTAGAAGCCCGTGCCATTGAACTTAATGGCTGGTGCTGACCATATACGCTGCATAGTTTCACCGCAAGTGCCACATGCTGGTGGAATATTCTCGTTAGTTTCTTGTACTTCTGTGCAAGCAGTGCACTTAAAATCATATAGTGGCATTAGATAGTGTCCTCGTTCTTTGGGTAAGGGAGTGTGACCATTGAGCCACAGTTAGTGCACTCTCCATCAAGGAAATAAAAGCATAGTTCACCTTGGTCAAATGCAACAAGCGCATGAAATACATCCCCTCCACATATGCAAACATCTCCAATAGGTTCTCCTCGCAAGTCCATAGCGTGCGAGTAATCCGTTGGGTGTAGTAACTCTCGGATGTCTTTGGCATTATCATTCTCCTGATTCGTCATCATCTGCCTCTACTAAAGTATCTTCTTCTATGTATGGCCTATGCCCGCCAAGATTTCTGATGAGGCTACCTACTGCCCGTTGCACTTTCATGCGTGCACCGTCTGCTGTTGTAGATAGTTCTTGTGCTATATCAGACCACTCAATATTTTCTGCTGAGTATTTGATACGGAGCACATTTTGTTTTGCATCTGATAATCTGTAGTAGGCAGTGGCTATATCTGAGCGAAGTACTAACCAGTTATTGGTATCGTTGCTCTCACCCTTAGAGAACTTGTAGTTCAAGTCTTTAATGGCAGTTGGAATCTCATACGATTCTGCAATGATAGATGGTAGGAAGGCTTCGATAACTGACGAGTCATAGTAGTACAGGTCAAGCAGTTCATAGCCAATCTTTCTAGCCTTCTCTCGTTCGCAATACTTAATTGCTGCGTTGCGAAGAGACCGTGCTATTAGTTTGTCTTTGTCTTTCTGCTCTAATTCTGACCACTCTTTGTATTTTTGTGGATGAGAAACAAACCACAGCCATAGTACCTGTTGAATATCTGGTTGTTCAGTCATTGGGTACTTGCGGTGGTACTCAGCAGCAAGGGCTTGCACCATTGCCTCGTACTCATCTACATACATTGGTTATTTAACGCCTTCCCACTGTCCTCTTTGCACCAATAGTCCAATTATTGCATAGTTTGCTAGGTCAATAAATGAATCCTCGATAGATTCGTAGTTGGGCGTGTCGTTGTTTTTATAGTAGAGATTCTCTAACCGTGCCATCTTGTCGTGCATACGCACAAGCAGTCCGTTCATTGCCCCGCCTGGGGCATTGGCTATGTTGTATGGGCCGTAGTCTGCATGTTTACGAATCATAATAACTCGTATCTCTTTTAATACATCTTCAAAATCATTCGGGTCTTTCACTGAGTATCTCCTTTGCTTCTGTGTCGAACTTGTGCATTGCCTCTGCTACTAGCAGTTCCTCAATAGTCTCGTTGCCCTCACCTGTTGCTGCTGCCACAATAACTGTGGCTATCATGGTGAGCATCTTGTGTGCCATCTCTTGGTCTTTATAAATCATCTCGGCTACATCTCGTAGTGCATTCAGTAGGTCTAACCCCTGCTTGTCTGATACTGGTAGCCCAAGGATACGCGGATGGTCTTTAATAAACTCCCATACCGTATCTTCATTCTGCGCTGAGGCATCTGGCGATTCGCTCATTGATGAAATCTACTCCCTCTTTATGCACGATACTGTTGACATCGTGGCCGTCTGGCATCTGGATAATATTAACATTGCCCAACTCTTTGCTTATCTTCTTACCAAACTCTAGCCCTGGTGCATCACCATCTGCTAGTACGATTACTGTATCGAAGTCATCTAGGATTCTTGTGTAGAAAGGCTTCCAATTGTTAGCACCTGGAATACCTACTGCTGGGTGATTGGTCTTAACGCTGACTGTTATACAGTCTATCTCTCCTTCTGTCACACAGATATAATCTGATGCAGTAAGTACTACTTGTGCGTTAAACATACTAGTCTTGGCACCTGGCATACCCATATACTTGGGGTCTGCTCCGTTCATTGCTCTGAACCTGATATCTACCACGCCTGATGGCGTGATGTATGGGATGGCTAATCTATCTATGTACTGCTCATGCCCTGGCAGAGCGTCCTTTACTACTCCCAGATGAAAGCGTCGCGCCTCTTCTACCGAGAGATTGCGGGTTGCTAGATAGTCTGCTGCTAAATGTATCTGGCTTGCGTACTGGTGAGTCGCCTGCAAGAGAAATTGTCTGTGCGAACTTGATAGCCTCACGGTATGTACCTCCCTCCTTCTGAATAATTAAATCGTAAACATCTCCACCTACACCACAGCCATGACATTTGAATCTGTTCTCATCAAAGTTAATGCCTGCTGATGCATGTCCATCTTCATGGAATGGGCATTTTATTTTGCGCCAACCGCTGCCCTCTGGAGGCACGGTTGCGCCAATGAATCTGAGATAATCTGCAATACTATGCTTCGCGTCCACGCATTGCGTCCTTTATTAAAGCCAACCATACTTTGGCTGGCATGGTGCAATACCATTCGTTAACATCTTTGGTTCCTTTTTTCTTGTGAAGGACAACACCTGTCCAACCTTGGTCGTTAATCATTTCTACTTCTAGTTCTTTTAGCCAAGCACTGAGGTCTAACTTAATATGGTTCTTAACTTCAATAGTCACGCCATTGACTCCTGCTATGTCACCTCTGTCGAGGTGGCTGCCTGCTAGTCTGCGTTCTGCATATGGAAATCCATTTGCTTTTAACCAATTAACTGCTGGGATTTCTCCGCCTTGTGTGCCCTTACGCTTGGCTGCGCTGCTCATATTAGTTCCTTTTTAATAGCCTGAATGGTTGGGCAAGGATAAACCTCACTGCAACAATGGTCACACATAACAAGGTCGTCGTGCTTTGATAACCAAGGCTTATGCAATTCCACTACTGCACGAAGGGCTGTCTTTGGCTTATATACATAAGCGTAACTGTCTATCTCTGCCAGCAGTTTATCGTGTATCATAATACTTCCTGTTGTGTATACCTAATCGGTGCATCATCAAGATACATTGAATCTGGATTGAAAGCAAGACTGACGTAGTTACTACCTGTTTGGTCTGCTCGCCCATATCTGTTCTTAACTGGGGCCACACATAAGTATGTGTCATCCCCTTGCTTCATCTGACCAATTGTAAGAACCATTGCTGGAATCTGATTAACCATACCCTGCACTGCACTGCGTGGCTGACAAGGATAGCCATCGAATCCTTCTTTAGTATGGTGTAGCACTAGTACTGCTGCGTTGGTATCTCTGGCTAGATACTTGAGTTCCTTCATAACTGCACGCATTGCACCGAACTCATCATATCCATCCATTGCTACATCCATAAGATTGTCTACAACAATAAGTGTTGGACTCTTACCCCACACTGTCTCAAAGGCTGAGACTTCATCATCTAAGTCTTTGAGTGTAGGGCTAGATTCAAACGACCAGAACAACTGATTGTTCAGTTGTAGTATCTCATGTGATTTGGCTGGATTGTTTTTGAGTAACTGCTCTGCTGCTGCCTGTGTCATCTTGCCTGTCATGGCAATTAAACGCATAGCCATAGTATGTGCATTGGTATCTGCTGAAAAGTAAAGTGTAGGATGTTTTGTTTTCGCAGCGATAGCCAATGCAACTGATGATTTACCTGCACCTGGGGTGCCTGCAACTACAGTTACCTCTGCTCTACGCAGAATAATTCCTGCTCTTTCAAACGCCGCAAAAGCGGGTGGCAATGGTTCGCCACCCACCTCTGCTTTGTTTATAGAGCGTCTAAGTGTTTTCACTTAATCTGTTCTGGAACGAATGTGTTCCACTCTGGTGATTGAACCACAACGTACTGGTTCTTGCACTTATCAAATGCACCCTTTGGTGCTGGGCAGAAGTAACCCTTGTATGGCTTACCGTCCTTACCCATACCTTGGATTGCTGTCATCTTACCGTGTGCGCAGTTGCGCCCACCAATAGATGCTACTGGTGCTGGCTGTGTATATTCTTGGGCAGGAATTGTTGTTCCTGTTTCAATGATGTTTCCACCCAGTGCTGCTGCAACTGACTGAACTGACACTGCTGGTGCTGATGCACCACGCACTGCTGATTCTAGTTCCTGTGCTGCTGATGCAATTGCTGCGATTGAATGTGCAACGATTGTATCTAGTTCATCTCCGCTTTCTGCTCGGACTGTTACTAGACTACCTGCTGTTGTTTTTACTGTGATACTGATGGGTGCTTCTGTGCTAGGCACTATCTTCTCCTTGCTCAAATGGAGTAGCCAAACCCTTTTGGTCTCGCCACTTTCTTACTTTCATAGCAAACTGTACACCTTTCCATCCTTCTTTGATGTCAATCCATACTAGTTTGCATGTTCCTGTCCCTGCTGGGGCATGAACAATAATTGCTTTTTCCTTATTGATATCGCCCCACGTACCGCGGGTTCCCGTATCAGTCATGTACGGGGACCCGTTAGCGTAGATTGCTAACTGCATAGCAATATTATTTGGATGGTCAATACGACCTGTCTTTAAGTCTGCAATGAATCGTTCACCCTTATACTCAACAACTCTATCTGGTGTGCCTGCAATTTTATACTTGTCTAGCACTGTAAATTGCTCGATATAAATCTTAGTAAGAATCTTTGTTGCTGCTTCATAGGCTTTGATGTCTGGCATCCACTGCTCTGGGAATACACCCAACTCTAAACCTAAGTCTAGTTTTTCTGTTAGTGCGTGGATTGCTGTTCCGATAGTGGCTGCTTTGCTAGCACCCGCTACTTCCATTGCTTCTTCAATGTATGCATTAACTAACTTGTTGTTATCTCCTGCTACACCAATGGCTAACAATAGGTCTGGCCTGCTTGTTAAACCTATTGCTGCCATACGCATCTTCCATGCTGTCAATGCAGAGGCATCATCTAAACTATTAGCAATAGTAGTTGCGCGAGTATAAGCAACCGCTTTGCCACCTGTAGGTGGGACAACTAGTGGTCGTCCGTATCTATCTCTTTCAATTTCTGTTGGCATTACTCTCCTTGTTAATTAGTGTCCCGTGTTCGCAGATGGCGGGACCACCCATCCCCAAGTCTAACACATAGTAGAAATGAGTAAACACCTATGTGTTAGATAGCGACGACTGATGGTAGTTAAGAGAGTGTCGATTACTCTCTTTCGATTGAATACACTTTCACATCTTGGTCATGTACATCGAAGTTGTATCCACTTACTTCAATGTTGTCATTAATAATATCTTCTACTTCTTCAGGGGAAGAAGCATTGATATTAGTAACTGTAACTGTAATCTCTACAGTTGCTGACCAAGTTGTTACCAGTGCATCTGAACCGATTGACTCTAGCAGTTCGTTAACATCGTCACGGTTAACGGTTGCTTCATCACCACCATCTTCAAATGCTTCAGTGAAGAAATCATATACCTTGCTGCGAATGCTGGCAAGTTTTCTATATGACTCTTGTGTTTCTGTTTGTACTGATTCTAGTTTTGTTTTAATTGCAGCCTCACTCTTGATGAGTTCTTTGAGTGATTCTTCTGTGAAGTTGTAGGTTGTTCCGTCTACTGTAATTGGATTTAGGTACACGATTCTCCTTAGATTGAGAGCAGTTCTAGTGCTCGTAGTTTAACACCATCATTGCGGCCTGCCAAGGTAGCAATGCTAGCATCTCTATGGGTATGGTGGTCTGCGTATTCTACAACTGCTTGCCACAAACCAAACTCTGTATTGCGGATGTTCTCTTGTGTTGGGCTATCTGAGTAGATAGCAAATGCTTTCTGCCGTGCATTGAGGGCACGGGACTTGGCATTCTTCTCACCCTTGCTGAGTAAGTGCATAGGTGATTGTTCAATTTTGGTAGGCAATGCCCATACTTTCTTGAAGTATGCGGTTGCCTTTGCAATGTCTGCCTCACGCTGGATGAGATGGTTAGCCAGGTCGCTATACATATCAATGCTTGAGTAGGTTAGGTCAAGAATGTTTCGCATATCAGATACTGATAGCACTGCGTTCTGAGTATGACGCAGGGTATAAGTATGCGCTTTGTTCTTAGCCTTGAAGATACGATTGATTTGGTTGGAACAGAACAATCGCTCAATGATAGGGCGTAATACTACTGATGATGAACCATCATGACTAGTCTTGGCTAGTAAGAAGGCAGCATGTGGGTCGCCCTGGATTTCCATTTCTTTTGGTAATGACATGAGCATCCATACTTTTGCTCCGTCATCATACTCACCTGCTGCTGCATAGCGAGCATCGCCTGAATCAATCAATGCATCTAGTGAGCCAAAGACTTCAGAGTTCTGAAAGACTTTGTACTTGTTGCCCACTACACCAATTACTGACTCTTTTCCATCATGTTTCTTTACTACTGCTTGCTTCTTGGGTACATGCATGAACTGTTCTGTGTGCATGTCTGACAGGCTGACAGTCCAGTTAAGTCCTGCCTGCTCTGCTACTTGTGCTGCGCTTGTTGCCTCAACTGCTACGCCTGCTTTCTGCCAGGCTGAGCGGTTTGGTTTATTCACTACATCTGCTGTAGTCATGTCTCCCTTTCTTTACCATGAAGCCTGATACTCGAAGGCCCATCCTTCGGGTACATCTTCAATAAGTTTGCTTACTATCTTTACAGTCTTTTCAAGACCATAAAAATACCAGTCGTCATACTCTGTGCTGCCAAAGAAGAAGCCAGAGCCTGTTGGTAGTAGTGTATCTGCTTTACTGTGGTCTGCCAATACTTCTTCACATGCAATCTTTAAGTCAATTAAAGAACTGCGTGGTACATAGATTGGCTGGCAGTTATCTTCTCCATCTGCTA